TAGACTCAAACGCAATCAAAGACGGAGACTTTACCAGCAACGGCTTTATGAAGCGTACTGGTGCGGGTACTTATACTGTAGACACAAACACTTATTTAACATCTTTTACAGAAGTTAACGATTTATCTACTGCTGTTACATGGGCAGATGTGCCAGATGCAAACATTACTGAAACCAGTGTTACTCAGCATCAAGCTGCACTAAGCATTACTGAATCACAGATTAGTGATTTAGGCACTTACCTTACAGCTTCTGACATTACAGGCAAAGCAAACTTATCAGGGGATACGTTCACTGGGGATGTTTTGTTTAACGATGGAGTAAAAGCTAAGTTTGGTACAGATAGCGACCTGTTAATTTACCATAATAATGGTGAACCCTCTGTAATTGAAGATGCAGGTGAGTTAGGGCTTATACTAAAAACTAACGGAAACATATTTGCTGTAGTTTCAGACACTAACGAATCCATGATTACTGCTACTCCTAATGGAGGGGTTACTTTACATTATGACGGAACTAATAAGCTAAATGTAAGTGAATATAATGTTAGTATAAATGAAGACCTTGCTGTACAGTCTGGTAATAACTTATTTGTGTATGGTGGCAACTTAGATGTTACAGGAAACATTGAAGCAAGTGGCACAATAACTGCTAATGCCATTTCACTAGGCGATAGTGAGTCTATAGCTGTAGGTGCAGATGATGACTTAACCATTACTCATGACGGTACAGATACTACTATACAGAATGACACTGGTGATTTAATAGTAGATGTTAATGATTCTTTAGGGCAATTCAAGTTACAGCACGAAGGTGTAGAAGTTACTAGAGCCAGTGATGTAGCATACAACTTTATGATGGGGCAAGCATTACCAGTATTACAAGTATTGCCAACTAGTATAAATTGCAGACAAAACATAACATTTAGTGGCACTCAAACAGTAGACGGAAGGGATGTTTCTGCGGATGGTGCAAAGTTAGATAACATTAAAAAAAGAACATTTGGTAATACATCTCTTATTCAAATTAACACCACCAATCCTGTGACAATATTTGAAGGTGGTATTGATGATCCTAGCGTTGATGCCCTACAAACTATGACAGCGCGTTTTCACATGAGAGTTGGTAACTCATACGCAAGTGATATTCTCAATAGATACTACTATCTTAGAAAGTATCTTGTTTCAAAAAACAGATCAGGTGTTTCTCTTGGAACGGCAACTTACTCTAGTGCACCTTCTACTTATAATGCTTGGTATTTTGTGTCTGGTGATAAAACAGATATTATTGTGCCTAATAGAGGTAAAATGGCAACAAGCACGACAGGAAGTAATAGTGCGGTGGTATTAGGTAGTTATTATGATTCAACCAATGATAGAACATATTTCAGAATATCAAAATACCCAGATGCATCCAGTGTATATAATAATGTAACTGTTTATTATTCTGCGGATAGTTTCTCTGGTGCAGGCGTTTATGTTGTTAATAACAATAATTTCAATCCTAGGTATTTTAGTGTTTTAGCTAAAGTTGGTTCTAGTCCTACGTATCAGTCTTTTGATATTACTACTGAAGATAGTTTCGGCAGATCAGATACTGCTTCAAAATTCAAAATAGAAATTGATTTTGTTACTAGCATACAATATTTAACTATTTCTATTTATGACCTAATGGGAAATACTGAGGTTGCACCATGATACAAGTTGGATATACAAAACTCGTAGAAGAAGATTGGGTTGATGTTATTGAAACTACTATTGATAACACTAATATGGAAGAAGTAAACCAAGCGTTTGAGGATGTTCGTTCATCTTTTGGAAGCAGATCAGATGTTATACGGATATTCTGGCAAGAGTATTTTGGTGAAGATGACGAGGAAGGTAACAGAATATACCATAAAACTGCACATATTGATGTCAGTTAAAATAGTTATATAAGTGTATTAATGTGTACACATAAATTGTGTGCTGACATTACTGGTTTATCGTATAATTAACAGATTGAGAACTAAATTAGGATTTAGGGAATGGAACTTTCAAACGGTGTGGCAAAATTACCTGTAAGCACTATAGTGTTGATAGCAATTCAAGTTGTTGCGATGATTGCCTATGCTACTAATCTGTCGGCAGATATTGACCAAACTGAATATGAAGTTTCGCGAAACGACTCTAGGATTACTAGCTTAGAGTTGAACCTACAACAACAGCAAGTCACGTTGGCAAGGATTGATGAAAACCTAAAGCACACTATGAAGCAGGTTGACTCGATTGCTAACAAATGAAACGCCTAATCCTACTCCTAGCATTAGCGGGAACAGCCAGTGCCAATCAGCAAGAGGGTAGTCTCAATACCTATAATGGCGATGGCTCAGTAGTAAGCTCCAACAACACTACTTCAGATACCAGTACAACGAATCACTACAACGGTGCAGGATCGAGTAGTGAGATACCTGTTGGCTCTGCCATAACCCCTGGATATATGTCTAATGGCTTAGACACTTGTTTAAAGGGTAGTGGTGGCTCTTTACAGACTGTTGGCGTGGGCTTCTCGTCAGGAAGCTATTCCACGGATAAAGATTGCGTAAGATTAAAGGAGAGCAAGTTACTGTCTGACCTTGGCATGAAGGTGGCAGCAGTATCCAGGTTATGCTCTTCCATAGATGTATTTAAGGCTATGCTTTTAGCGGGTAGTCCTTGTCCAATAATCCAAAACTCTAGGTTGGTCGTGGGGAAACGAGCATTCTTGGCTATGAAAACACAGCCAGAACTATACATACCAGACTATAAAGACAATACCGATTGGTACAACGGTATCCTACAGATTGGAGAGGTAACTGAAGATGTGGAAGAAGATATTGTGTCTGTTAGCGATAAGTTCCGCAGCACAAAGCAATCAGCTAGATAATTTGATCGATGCTTCTTCTAGCATCGTTGATCAAATCGACACTGGCATTAAATTAGTTGGTGCAGCAACAGAGTATGCCTATCATGGTGATGCGCTGTCTGATGGCACTTTGTCAGGCTCTGCTCATATAAGCACAGAGCAGTTACAGGCTTATAATAATGCCCTATATAATATGTCTAGTTACCAGCCCTATGGTGACTTGCAAGCTGTCTTGCAGAATAAGGCAGCAGATGAACTCGAACTCATGGATAACGCCATAGACACCTTCACAGAGGTTGTTGTTGACATGATCCAGGTAGTAGAAGTTGCTGAGATGGCAGAAACTGCATCAACACCACAAGAAGAAGAGGAAGTGCAGACATTTGTTGCACAGAACGAAGAATACCTAACGATTACCCAAGAAGAAGTTGATACCTATAACCAATCGTTAGATGATGTTGAGACTCATGCTAATAATGCTTCAGCTTATCTTGCTGTAGCAGCAAACGAAGAAGCTGTAGATTTCTTTGAGCAAGGTATAGAGAATGCGAACACAACTGCCGAAGAGACATCGATATTCTATGATGCTAATATGCAATGGGTGCAAATGGGATATAACACGACAAGAAACCTAACTGCTGTTTACCTAAATGGACAAGATAATATTGGTTTGAGCCTATATGCTTCTGAAGCTGACATCTTGTTAGCTGGTAGTGAGAGTGAGTTCTATCTTACTTCTCCTACAGGACAAGGTTATAATTGCTTTATGTATGGAGAAGATTGCGAATGAATCTAGCAGAAACAGAGCTATCTATCGGTGGTGTTAAGTTCAAGGGAATCTATATAGTTATACTAGTTTCCCTGGCTACCACAATAGGTTCGTTTGTCTGGACTGCCAGTAGCCTATACAGCAGATTAGAGTCTGTTGAGTCTAGGGCTATCCCACAGGTAGCACCTATAGAAGAGAAGATAGGTCTTATTGAGCAACAGCTTAAAGATAACGATATAGCCTCTTTAAGCGCGAAATTAGCCACTTTAGGGACTAACCTAGAGACTATAGTAGGGCAACAAGAAAAGCTCTTAGAATTGTCTAAAGACGTATCTACGCTAGAAAAAGATATAGAGACGATGAAAGCAACAGTAAAACAAGCAGAATTAATAAGTGAAAGTTTAGGGGATGTAGATGACCGAATTAAAATAGTTAATAAGGAAATAAATGATTTGTGGGATGGAATGGACTATTTGTCTAACCCCCTTAAATAGGAGATAAACCATGTGGCAAACTTTAATATCACCGATAGCTAATCTTGCTGGTGGCTATCTAAAGAACAAGGCAGAAGAGAAACAGGCTAAACACGAAGCTAAGATGCGCGTTATAGAGAATGATGCGGATTGGGAAGCTAAAGCTGTTGATGCTTCAGCACATAGTTGGAAAGACGAGTTTTGGACTATTGTTTTGTCAATACCTGTGTTTATGGTTGGCTATTCCATAATTGTCGATGACCCGTCTATTATTGATCGTGTTGAGCAAGGATTTGTAGCATTATCTGGATTACCTGATTGGTATCAGTATTTATTGTTCATAGCTATTTCTAGTAGCTTTGGTATTAAGGGTGTTAGCAAACTGATGAGTCTAAGAAAATGAGATTTAAGTATTTCACTATAGAAGAGTTCAATTGTCAGGAGACTGGCGAGAACGAGATGTCGGCAGAGTTTATATACAAGCTAGACCAGTTGCGTGAAGCCTGTGGATTTCCGTTTAAGATTACTAGCGGATACCGAAGTCCATCCCATAGTATAGAGGCTAAGAAAGCAAAGCCAGGTACTCATGCCCAGGGAATCGCCTGTGACATATATGTATCTGGTGGCGCACAACGTCATATCATTATTAAAGAAGCTATGAGATTAGGCTTTACTGGTATCGGTGTTGCTAAGACATTTATCCATGTAGACATCCGTGAGACTACGCCAGTTGTCTGGGAATACTAAACAGAACTGTTGATAGATAAACACTTATAGGGTATATTGTTACTTCCATAGGAGGTAATAATATGAAATCAAGTGAGTCTATAAAAGCCCTTGCAGAAGCACTTTGTAAGGCACAATCTGAGATGGGGGGTGCGGTGAAAGATTCCTCTAACCCTTTCTTCAAATCTAGCTACGCGGACTTAACATCCGTTATTAAGGCTATCAAAGAGTCGTTTGCTAAGAATGGTCTTAGCTATACTCAGTTCCCTATATCCGATGAGTTTGGCGTTGGTGTCGTTACCAGGCTAATGCATACATCGGGTGAGTGGATGGAGAATAGTTATACCCTTCCCTTGGTTAAGCGTGATCCACAAGCTGCGGGATCGGCAATCACCTATGCTAGACGTTATGCTTTGCAATCTATTGCGGGCATACCTACGGCTGACGATGATGCTGAGGCAGCAATGCTAAGGACAGAGAAGTCCAAGCAAGATGAGTATGAGGACATGATTGTTGACCTTATGCCAGTCATACAAGCAATCAAGGATGGTATTGCGACTGGAGACTATTCCACAGCTAATGAAGAATGGATGTCTCTCAGCGATACTGAAAAACAGTTGGTATGGCGTGCCCCCTCGAAAGGTGGAAAGTTTACTACCAAAGAAAGGGAAATAATGAAAACATCTGAATTTAGAGAAGCACAATAGGAGGTATATATGGATAGCATAGAAGTATGTTGCCCTACTTGCTCAGATGCATTTCAGGTTACTAATAAAGATGATACTAAATCTCGCCACGGCAAAACATTTAGTGGTGGATGCATTGGGTGTTTGACTTGGACAACTATAAGGTTTCCAACAAAAGAAGAGATCGCTTATTTTGAGCGTGATGTAATTGATAAACTTAAACTAGAGGAAAAAGACCATAGGAGTGTGTTATGAAAGTAGGAATAAACGTGCAAATAGATGTAACTAAGATCGACAAATCAAGATTGTATAAAGGTGCAAAGGGAACATACTTAAACCTGACTACTTTTGTTGATGTATATAACAAAGACCAGTACGACAACAATGGCTTTATTGGTCAGAGCTTAACCAAAGAAGAGCGAGAGGCTGGTCATAAAATGAACATATTAGGCAACGTCAATGTTATCTATAACGATAGTAGTTCGCCTGACGGGGTAAGCCACAACAGCAACAGCAAAAAGGTAAAAGAAGTATTACAAGGATCTGATTTACTAGAGGATGATATACCGTTCTAAAAAAACCCCCTCCGAAGAGGGGGCTAAACCATAGGAGTGTGAGTGGGGAAACTCACAGCTCGATTTTAACACGATAAAAGGAATGTCAGCATGATTGATACAGGCAAATGCTTAAAACTGGCACAAGTCGATTTAGGCATATCCAGTGTTGAGTTAGCCAAACGCGCAGACAGCACTCCGCAGCAAGTAGTACGGTGGAGAGCGCAAGCTAACATGAAAATTCATACGATAGACAAGATATGTAGGGCGATGGATTTATCAATCTACGACTTCTTGTTATACCAGAAAATAGAAAGCCCCAATTAAGGGGCTTTACTTTTAGTCTCAGGAAAGACTATACTTGAATCTACGACAAAACAAGAAAGGTAAGTATATCATACTTTACTGTCCAGTAACGTCTTATATCATCTTTTCTTGTAAGTATTCGGGCTTGGGGCTGACGAACTCCTTAAATTAAACGTCAGAGCGTGGTTGACCCTCCAGACAAAGCCCTCGATGCAGATCGGTTTCTGCAAAGAGATAGGTTGGATATCCGATACGAATACGAATGTAACCGCAAAGTCGCTATGCCCTTTGATCGAAAATTTTGCTCCGCGCAGTGAAAGGGTTAAATAATGCTTGTATATAAACAAATATGTATATAAGATAAATATTAAATTAATCGGGCGAAACTTTAGTTGAGCCATAAGGAGTGGAAAATGAATGTACTAAGTTTGTTTGACGGAATGAGTTGCGGAAGAATCGCACTCGAAAGAGCAGGAATTAAAGTAGATAAATACTTTGCTGCTGAGATTGATAAGTACGCTATACAGATAGCTAAGAAGAACTACCCAGACACTATCCACCTGGGAGATGTCCAAGAAGTAATGTACCCTGAGTCATTTGATGGACATAAGATTGACCTGGTGATTGGTGGCTCGCCCTGTCAGGGATTTAGCTTTGCAGGAGACAGGCTAAACTTTGATGACCCTAGATCAAAACTATTCTTTGAATACGCTCGATTAGTTAAAGAGTGTAATCCTAAATACTTTCTACTAGAAAATGTACGCATGAAGCAGGAATGCCAAGATGTAATTAGTGACATTCTTGGAGTCTATCCCATAGCTATTGACTCAAGTCTGGTTTCAGCGCAAAGCAGAAAGAGATTGTACTGGACAAATATCCCACAGGTATCTCAGCCAGACGATAAAGGAATTGTATTGAGAGACATACTAGAGGATGTAGCTGACATTGGTAAAGAACACTACCATTCAGAAAAGTCTATTGCATACATGGAAAGAGGTAACGATAAATGGATGCAAGCGGGTAATAGAAGAGCAGACAGATACACTCAAGCACCAGAAAAAGATAAAGCATTTACTTTGACTGCTAACTTCTATAAGGGTGTTCCTTACAACTACTTTCAAGACACAAGAATCCCACAGCAAAAGTCTGATAATGGTTTAATATTTATGGGTCATGCTGACCTAAATGGGCATGACTGTATCAAGCGTGTTTACCACTTTGATGGTAAGTCATCTACACTAAATGCTTGCACTGGTGGCAACAGAGAGCCAAAAGTATTTCAACCACCTAGTAATTACAGAAAGCTAACGCCAACAGAATGCGAGCGATTACAGACTGTTCCTGATGGCTATACCGTGGGTGTTTCTAACAGTCAGAGATACAAGATGCTAGGCAATGGTTGGACAGTTGACGTTATCTCACATATATTTAAGAACATGGAGGCGTGATATGAACGGTAAAGGCAGCAAGCAAAGACCAACAAACAAAGCGAAGTTTGATGCAAATTACGATGCAATTTTTAACAAACCAGAGGAAAAGCCAATGACACAGCAAGAGAGAATCCATAACTATTTACTTGAAAACCAATACATAACTGGGCGTGAAGCCTTGATAGATTTGGGGATTTACAGATTATCAGCTAGAATCGCAGAAATGATTCAGGATGGTATAGTTATTAACAAAAAACGTATTACTGTTAAGAACAAGTTTAATGAGTCTTGCAGTGTAATGCAGTATTCACTGGGAGAATAATATGTTGTGTAAAGACGGTAGTACATACGAGCCAAAGCAAGAGGACATAATTGCTTGGGAAAGGGCGTATTCTCAGCGTGGCGTTGATGTTCGCCAAGAATTGTTATCAATGGAATCTTGGCTAGATGCTAATCCTACCAGAAGAAAGGTAGATATGAAGAGATTCATAGATAACTGGCTAAAGAGAGCTGCTGCAACAGGTGGCTCTCCTAAAGTAAAGTCTAAAAAACAAAGCAGTAGGGCAATATCAGTTGAAGATAAATTAGCTGATGTAAGTTGGGTTGAAAATGTGGAGGCAAAAAACCGAGCCATTAACCATTTTATGGGTAAATATGGCTATTACTTTGATGGGGAAGTAAGGCATGAAAACCCGCAGAATCCAGTTCAAGGGAAGACATGATTCGTTATTAGATGGTGAATATTATACTTATAACGAGTTATCTGAACTTATCGGCTCAACATATAACTGCATAAAGAACAGACTATATAGTAAGCCGTATTGCACAAGCGATGATCTCTATCCACCGTATTCAAGAAGTGGTGGCAAAGCCAAGAGCTTACCGAAAGAGATACGCAGACTGGAAACTGATGCCATGGTTGTATCACAAAAGTATTTGAGGAGAAAATTATAATGCCAGCAAGAATAAGAAAAAGGTATGACGGGACTGAGAGCGATATATTAATTAACGGGCAGTTTTATACATACAAAGAAATAGCTGAAGCAGCAGGGGTAACATATAAAACAATAACAAACAGAATAGGCAAGAAACCATTCATTACTGACAGTGACCTGGTTCCTGTCAACGAAGCTAAGAGAAGAGATTATAGTGCTAGGAAAAAGAAAACTAGCGCATTTGAAGATAGATGCGAAACCATGATGAATGAGTGGTTAAGGAAGCCATTATGAATCCTTATCATTTTACAGATAAAACCGTAGTTTCTTTTAGTGGGGGTAGAAGTTCTGCTTTTCTACTATATAAAATAATGGAAGCACATAACTTTGATCTACCAGACTACATAAAAGTCATATTTTGCAACACTGGAAAAGAGATGCCACAGACTTTAGATTTCGTAGAAGACTGCTCTTACAACTGGAATGTTCCAATAGTTTGGTTAGAGTACAATGGCAAAAGGACATTCAAAGAGGTCAATTACGAAACAGCCAGTAGGAATGGCGAGCCGTTTGAAAAGCTAATAACTGATAGATCATACTTACCAAATAGTATGGCTAGGTTTTGCACATCCGAACTAAAAGTTTTGACTATTGAAAGATATATGGACTGTGAGTTTGACACTGCTGTAGGTATTCGTGGAGATGAGCCTAGACGAGTAGCAAAAATGCGAGCAAAAGATGGGTATCATGTACCACTAGCTGATGATAATGTCACTGAAGTTGATATAAGTATGTTTTGGCAAGAACAAACATTTGATCTTCAATTACCTAAAGCAGAATTTAATACATTAAGTAATTGCGACCTGTGCTTTCTTAAAGGGACAAAGATTAAGAAGTCTATTATTGAGCATAAGCCTGAACTGGCTGATTGGTGGGTTGCACAAGAAGAAAGACTAAATGCTAGGTTTAGAAAAGACAGTCCAAGTTATAAAGATTTGCAAATCATTGCTAAAGAGCAAAACAACTTGTTTGACTTTGATGACAGCACAATGAGTTGTTTTTGTGGTGATTAATGAGCCAAGGAGCATTTGTGAGATTTAACAACAAATTTGATGTTGAGAAGAAATCCAAGTATCTTATAGATGACATGATGGCTTGGGACTATTCAAGACCTTTAGTTGTTAAGTTAGAACCGTACCAAGACCCAAGAAGTCTTAGTCAGAATGCACTATCCCATATATGGTACAGGGAGATAGCGCGAGAGATGGAAAAGAAAGGTCATACGGTTGAACATGATAAGCCAGAGTTAGTATGGAAGATATGGCTTAAAAAACGATTTCTAGGGACAGATACTTACCAGATAGGTAAGCAGGAAATATCCGAGCAAGTGAAGAGTAGTAGCGACTTAAAGAAAGGGGAAATGGCGCACTACTTAGATCAGGTTTATCACTGGGCTATGGATTTAGGAATTAAACTTTCAATACCATTGGAGTGCGAGTACGCGGAGATAAAAAAACTACAGGAGAAGTAGACAATGCTAAACCCTGAAACACTAATACCGTTTTGTACGACTGAAAGACAGAAAGAAATAATGTCAGCCATAGCAACGAACAAGACCGTTACTGAGGCGTGTAAAAATGTTAACTGCGATAGGCGTTATGCTTATAGGTTAATGAAGAAGCTAGAGGAGAGGGCAGCAAGCCAAGGTGTAGCCCCTCATAGAGATTTAACCCACCAAACAGCAGAAGGATTCAACGCTAAAAGAATCTCTACTGCATACAAAGATGATGGTTCTATAGCCTTACAATGGGTTATACAAGAACCAGAGAAGCGCGATCTAAGGCAAAAGATAGATGCCATGGTCGATGGATTGCGTGATGACCTTATCGGCTTTAAA